TAGAATTAGTGGACATTGAGAGGGATGCAAGAGGAGCTGAGACAAATATGGTTCCTATGTTTTGGGAGAGACCACTATTCAAGTATAGATATAATCCCTATTTTAAGGAAGAGTACGAAGTTAAAACTTCTACAAATTCTAGAGGCGAGGAGTATTCTGCATATGTTATTCCAACTTCAGAACTTGTTTGTGTAAACAAAGGGTCTGAAGAAATTCCTTACAATAGCTATGAGACACAGAGAACTGAAGAACCAAAAGAACAAAAGAAGCTAAGTGTTTTTCCAGATTTTGAGGAAGAGTTTGTTCCTAAGCTCAAGACTCAAGAAACTGATGAAGATGTATCAGCTATTCTTTTGCAAATTGCCGAAGGTTTTCAAAAACTAGCACAAAAATTAAAGTAAAATGAGTATAGTACTTCCAACTAAAAAAGTAAAAGCTGAAAGAGTTAATCCTAAAAGATTAATTGTGTATTCAAAACCTAAAACAGGTAAGACAACTGCATTTGCAGGTCTTGATGATAATTTAATTATTGATTTAGAAAATGGTGCAGACTATGTTGAAGCCATGAAAGTCAAAGCTAATAATCTTCAGGAGCTAAAAGAAGTTGGTAAAGCAATCAAAGAAGCTGGTTATCCATATCAATATATTACTATTGATACTGTGACAGCTTTGGAAGATATGGTTATGCCACTTGCAATTAACTTATATAAGCAAACGCCAATGGGTAAGAATTATTCTGGAGACAGCATTCTTACATTGCCTAATGGTGCGGGTTATTTATATGTTAGGCAAGCATTCTTTCAAGTTTTAGATTTTATTGATACCTTAGCTCCCCACATTATTTTATCTGGTCACATTAAAGACAAGCAGGTAGATGATAAAGGAGAGATGGTTATGTCTGCAAATATAGATTTGACAGGCAAGATAAAATCTCTAATCTGTGCTAACGCAGATGCAATTGGTTATATGTATAGAAAGGGTAATGAAACCATTCTTAGCTTTAAAACTAATGAAGAAGTGACTTGTGGTGCAAGACCAGAGCACTTGCAGAATGAAGAAATAATAATTTCTGAGATGAAAGATGGTAAGTTAAAGACTTACTGGAATAAAGTTTATAAATAATAAAAAACAAACAAAATGGGTTTAAGTACAAAAGATCTAGTAAATGAGAACAATGGTGGTGGAATGGCAAAAACTATTGCACCAGGAAACCACACATTAAGAATCAACAGTATAGTGTTAGAAGACTTTCAATTTATTGATGGTGCAAAACACTTAATACTAAATGTTGAGACAGAGCCAATTGATGGATTTGAAGGTTTTCTAATTGATAAAGATGATGAAAGCAAAGGAAAATACAAAGGTCAAATTGGTCGGGTAAAAGCTAGTCAGTATGCATATGCTGATGGACAAACAAAGTCTGGAATTAAAATTCAAAGAGATAGATCTTTGATGATGTTCTTGGCTAACTTGTCTAAGGCAACTGGAATAATGAAATGGTTTGAAGAGCAAGATAACAAGTTTAATACAATTGAAGATTTTGTAAGAAACTTTAGTGACAATGCTCCACTTAAAGATAAGTATCTAGATTTTTGTGTTGCCGGTAAGGAATATGAAAACAAGTCTGGCTATACTGCATATGACATGTGGTTACCAAAAGCAGAAAACAACAAGTATGCTTATGGTGAAGAAGGTTCTGATAGAATTCTTAAGTATGATGAAGCTAAACATCTTAAGAAACTTGAGGTAAAGCCAGTAGATAATTTTGGTGATGATGATGATGACTTCCCAACACCAGGAAAAACATCTTCAGATTTTAGTTTAGATTAACAGCTCCTAGATAAAGGGGTTGTAATGACCCCTTTATTTACTTAAATTGGGTTGCTATGATTTCTACAAAGAATTTAATATATGATTTAGCTGATGTCCCAAGAGAATGGGCATTTGAACATTATCTTAACCTAACAGAAAAGCTTACAGGACAAGATATTAAAATGAAGTCAGTATTTAATATACGTGAGAAGACACCTTCTATGTGTATTTATATTGACAGAAATAATATCTATAGGTTCAAAGATTTTTCTTCAGGTAATGGTGGTGATTCTATTGCTCTTGTCCAAAGTCTATTTAATTTACCCACTAGAGGTTCCGCAAGTTATAAGATTATAGAAGACTATAACCAGTATGTTCTAAATAATGGTCACAATGCTATAAAGTCTTATAAGCAACACAGTAAGTTTAAAGTTACTGATTATGAAATGCGGCACTGGAACACTCTTGATCAGAAATATTGGATGGGATATCATATTGGTTCTAGATTATTGTCTAGATATAATGTGGTTCCACTAGAATATTATGTGATGACAAAGACAGATGAAAATGATGTTGTGTCAAGTATAACTATCAGGGGTAACTATATCTATGGTTATTTTAGAGAGGACGGGAATCTTTATAAGATTTATCAGCCAAAAGTGAAAGACAGTAAATTTATCAAGGTAAGAGATTATATACAAGGTACTGAGCAATTAGTATTTGATAAACCCTATTTGATTATTGCATCTTCACTTAAAGATTTAATGGCATATCAAAAACTAAAGATTAGTAATTCCGAAGTAATTGCACCAGACAGTGAGAATACTATGATACCAGAGAACATAATGAATAGCATTAGTTCTAAGTATCATAAAGTATGTGTGTTGTTTGATAATGATGAGGCTGGTATAAAAGCTGCGGAGAAGTACAAATCTAGATATGGTTTTGAGTATGTTGTTCTAGAGATGGAGAAGGATTTATCAGATGCTATTAAAGTACATGGTATAGATAAAGTTAGAGAAAATCTATTACCGTTATTAAAACAAGCATTACTATGAGTAAATGGTCATACCAAGGACAAGACTTTGAAAGCTCCATGATTCCAGAAGGAGCAGAAGGTTTTGTGTATGAGATGCAGGCTATAATAAATGGAAAGCTTGTAAGGTATATTGGAAAGAAGAACTTTTATTCTACAACAAAGAAGAGGATGGGTAAGAGAGCTGTAGCACAGTTACAGGATAAAAGAACTAAGAAGTATACCATACAAAAGAAGCTATCATATATAGATTATTATAGTAGCAATGCAGAATTAAAAGCTGCACATAAAGCCGGGATAGACATTAGAAGATACATTATCAAGATATGTTTCTCTAAGACTGAACTTACGTATTATGAAACTAAGTATCAGTTTGTTAGAGGAGTACTTGAGAGTGATGAGTTTCTAAATGGAAATATTCTAGGCAGGTTTTACAAATTCAAATAATTATGACAGAAGAACAATTAATGGAAGTCTTGATCCAATTGGCGGATCAGGGGGTTACCGGTATTAAAGTACATTATGATGGTAGTGGAGATAGTGGAGCTATTGAAAGTATAGTATATACAGATATAGAAGATGCAAACTTTTCTGATATTGATCTTGTAAGTGCATGGAATCAAGACAAGAATCTTGCTGCAATTAATTCTAGTGCATATTCTGATATTGAGAATTTTGCTCATGAAGTAATACTTGATCAGATTGAGGATTGGTGGAATAATGAAGGTGGTTATGGAGAGTTGTTAATCAAAGTTCCTTCAGGTGAGTATATTATAAATAACAATATCAGAATCATGAATGTTGAAGAGTATAATCATCATGGTAACTTATTTAAAAAAACAGAAGAATAATGTCACATCCTTGGCAACATGCAAGATCTTCAGCTAGAAAGTTTGGAGGTTTTCCAATTGATTACATAAAAATTCATGAGTGGTTTGATGAAACTAAGGCTTGGATTGGACACAGTAAGCATAGAATGTTCCGTCACCACAGTGAGGGAATATTTGAATGTGAGAAAAAGTTTGGGCCAAGTTTTGAAAATTCAGAGGGCAAAACAGTATATACAAGATATGTTGGAGAACAACATGTAAAAGAAGATTGCAATGGTTATATACCAAGTGCAAAAGAGTGGGTGGATAATATAAATACACCTACAGAATGGATGATAAAAACTTTAAAAATTGAAGACTAATGGAAGATGTAAAGACAATTGAATTAAAAAATGAGAAAATCAGAATTGTTTTCACAAATGAAGAAAATCCTGATGAATCACAATTAGTGATGACATTTACTGTAACAAAAGATGGAGAAAAAAAGATAACCTCAGTAGGATTAGATACTTCTCTTATTAATAGAGAAGTATCATTTATGGGTGAAATGTATATGAAAACTATTGATCTTTTATATACTGTGAAAGAAATATTTGATTTAGGTCAAACATATGAGGGACTACATGTATTAACTAGAGCAGAATATAAAGAATATGTAACAAAAGTATTGGGACATAAAATTGAAGGCTAATGATTTTAAGTAAAAAAGAAGTCAAGAATTTAGTGAGTATGATGAAGTCATCAGATAAAGAGAATCACTATCTGGTGTACAAAGTTTTAGAAGATTTAGATTTAGAAGCAAATCTTG